TGAAAGGCGAGAAGGTTGCATACGACACCAAGGTTCTTGCCGAACTGATCGTGAAGTTTGCTCCTGACTGGCGCCGAGTCATCAATGAGTGTCAGCGTTACTCTGTCAGTGGTTCAATCGACTCCGGTCTGTTGGCCTCGCTTACCGATCTGAATGTGGACGTTCTGATGAAAGCGCTGAAGGAAAAAGACTTCAAGGCAATGCGCGGCTGGGTTGTCAACAACCTAGATCTTGAACCGACTGCTATCTTCCGCAAGGTCTATGACAGCATGACCGATTATGCCAAGCCGCAATCGGTACCGCAGATCGTGCTGATTCTTGCTGAGTATCAGTATAAGGATGCATTTGTGGCTGACCATGAGCTCAACCTTGTTGCCTGTATGACCGAACTGATGGCGTCTGCTGAATGGAAATAACTTATGTGGAGACTCTGGGCTAAAGCGCTAGGAGAAAAAGCATCAACTGATAACAATGAAGCGGACAGTATTGCAATCATTCGTACTTGCATTATTGTCAGCTACATTGTCACTAATCTGTTCATCATCGCTGGAGTAATACGTCACTGGTAAAATATATGAGAAAACAAAAGCAATCACACATGGATAAAGCTCCTATGCCGTGGGTCGAAGTTATGATGAAGGAACTTCGATCCAAAGGATATATGACAAGTATGGATCCTAGCCCAGAAGCCAGAGAAATTGTTTTGCGGCATTTAATTGCCGAAAATAAGCGTGCGCGTATTGCGCGAAAGAAAAAAAAGTGCTGCTAAATGAGTCCTTTCGATTATCTCAATAGTATCAATGATACCAAGGTCAATCTGATGGTTGATGATGCCTCAGAGAAGGCCTACAATCCTTTTCTGATCAATCGCGGCTTGTCATACTTTGCCGATACTGTGCTGCTTGCTAATGAGATGAATCGTCTGCACCATGCAGACAAGCGCCTCCAGTATTCGTTTCTGATAAATACAGTTCGTAAGAAGAAACGCTTCAGCAAATGGCTTAAACACCAGGAGCACGAAGACCTCTTGATTGTCAAAGAATACTATGGCTACAGTAATGAAAAGGCTAAGTCTGCTTTGTCGATCTTGAGTGCAGAACAACTCAACGAACTCAGACAGAAACTAAACAAAGGTGGACTCAAATCAGCTAATCCAAAAGCAACCAATCGCTGAAGACACTCCAGTGGAGTGGACTCCCGCGATGATGCTTGAGGTCACGCTGAACCAACCTGATGATTTTCTGAAAGTCCGTGAGACGCTTACTCGCATCGGTGTGGCATCGCGCAAAGAGACTAACAAGCTCTATCAGTCCTGCCACATTCTGCACAAGCAAGGAAGATACTTCATTGTTCACTTCAAGGAACTATTTCTACTGGATGGCAAGCCATCCAACCTTACAGTCAATGATCTGCAACGCAGAAATACTATTAGTACTCTGCTGTCTGACTGGGGTCTGGCTTCAATCGTGAATCCTGAGCAGGCAAAGGATAAAGCGCCCTTGCGCCAGATCAAGATCATCTCGCACCGCGAAAAAGCTAACTGGGAACTGTTGCCAAAATATTCTATTGGCAACACCAAGTAGCTGATAAATAGTTTTGCTAGCAATTCCGCTAGCAACCGATGATGCCCGATTGGGGTCATCGGCGTAAGACATAACCTCGCTTAACTGGAGGACAATAAGATGACACAGTACACCACCGCCTCGTTCAACTTCCCGCGTGCTAATTTCGTGGGATTCGATAAACTGTTCGATGAGCTCACGCGAGCACAGCTCGGCGCTCAGAACAATAACTACCCGCCACACAATGTGGTGAAGGTCGATGAAGACAACTTCATCATTGAACTGGCAATCGCTGGTTTCAAGTCAGAAGATCTGGATATCCAGCTCAAGGATTCCATTCTGACTGTAACTGGCAAGAAGGAAGATGCTCGTGAGTACTACCATAAAGGTATCTCATCTCGCGAGTTCGTTCGTACCTTCACACTGGGCGAACACGTTCAGGTTAATGGCGCAACTCTGGTTGACGGCATTCTGTCGATTAACTTGGAGCGCGTAGTTCCTGAAGACGAACGCCCAAAGAAGATCGAAATCAATCAGAACTCTACTAAGACTAAGAAGAGTTTTCTGAAGGACTGACTAACTAGATAATTATTAGCTCTGGCGGCGGCCTTTCGATGGGTCGCCGCCATTTTTGCATTTACACAAAGCAGTATTCCGTTTACAGTATTTGAGCATGACATTCTACACCTCTGTTATTCGTCACGGTAAACATATCCTTTACCGCGGCTACAAAGATGGAGTCAGAGTTAAACAAAAGATCTCCTTCAAACCAACTCTGTTTCGCCGTGCTGCTTCTACTAATTTGTCTAGCGGTTGGGTGACGATGCAGAATGAAAAGGTTGAACCGATAAAGTTTGACAGCCCGTATGCTGCAAACGAGTTCATCCGTTCTCAAGAAAATCTGATGCAGCCTTGCTGGGGTAATGCACGCTGGACTGCTCAGTTTATTCAGGAAATGTTTCCGGATGAAATTCATTTTCAGCGCGATTTGCTGCAGGTGTGCAGTATCGACATCGAAACTCGTTCGGATGATGGCTTTCCGGACATCAATAATCCCACACAGCAGATCCTTGCAATCGGTTTGAAGAACAGCGCCGAGGATTGCTTTCATTTGTGGTGCGTCAAGCCATTTGATCCAGCTAACAAGGTAATTAGCGGCCGCGTCGAGGTTCATCAGTTCATCGACGAGGAATCGATGCTGCGTGACTTTCTGAACTGGTGGTCTACTCCTGCTAATACTCCAGACATCATCACCGGCTGGAACAGCCGCTTGTTCGATGTGCCGTACATTTACAATCGGTTTGTTCGTCTGTTCGGCGCGGATGTCGCAAACAATCTTTCGCCTTGGGGTATCTGCAAATCTGAATCTTTCAACTACAAAGGTCGTCAATCTACCTTCATCGATCTTATCGGTATTGCGCAGCTTGATTATCTTGATCTATTTCAAAAGTTTACCACACATACTTACGGCAACCAAGAATCCTACAGGCTTTCGCATATTGCTAAGGTTGTGCTGGGTGATGATAAGATTCAGTATGACGGCACGCTGCAAGAACTGTATGACCGTGATCCGCAGTTGTTCTTCAACTATAACTTGAAGGACGTCGAACTGATCGAACGCTTTGAGGACAAACTCGGTCTGATTACTCTTGCGCTGACGATTGCGTATATTGGCGGTGTCAACTATGTCGATACACTGGGTACCACTGCGATCTGGGACTCGATCATTTACCGCGATCTGTGCAAGCGCAAGGTCACGATTCCAGCAACTGCTGTCAAAGAAAAGACTGAATACCCTGGCGGTTATGTGAAGGATGTGATGATCGGCAAGCACGACTGGGTATGTTCTTTTGACGTAAACTCGATGTACCCAAATCTGTTCGTGCAGTACAATATGTCTCCGGAAACGATCATCGGTACCGAGAATGACATTACTCCTGGGATCGATGTGGAAATGCTGCTTGCTGATAAGCCATTCACGCCAGTACATCAGACAATCATGGCTGCTAACGGCGTGCATTTCCGTGCTGATGTTCAAGGCGTGATTCCGCGAATGGTTGAAGGTATTTACAATCAGCGCGTGGCACTCAAGGCCTCAATGATTGCTGAAAAGAAACGCCTTGAAACTATTCCGAAGACTGACAAGACTGCTCGCGCTGCGTGCGAACGCGAAGTTTCGCGCCTTGAAAATCATCAGATCGCCGTCAAGATCTTGCTGAACAGTTTGTACGGCGCCTGCGGTAATGCATACTTCCGTTACTTCGACATTCGTATTGCTCAAGGTATCACGCTAACCGGTCAAACCGCTATTCGTTCTGCTGAAAAGGCAGTCAATGCTTTTCTGAACAAGACACTTAAAACTGATAGTGTTGACTACGTTATTGCTATCGATACCGATTCGCTATACGTTGCTATGGACAAAATCGTGCAGATGTTTCAGCCCAAGAATCCCTGCAAGTTCTTGGATGAATTCTGTAAGAAGGCTGTTGAGCCTATCCTTGAAAAGGCCATGGATGATCTGGCAGCTAAGACATTCTGTCCAAAGAATCGTATGGTAATGAAGCGCGAGGCAATTGCTGATCGCGGTATTTGGACTGCTAAAAAGCGCTACATTCTGAACGTGCTGAATAATGAAGGTGTGCAGTATGCCGAGCCGAAGATCAAGATGATGGGCATCGAGGCAGTCAAATCATCCACGCCAGAAATATGCCGTGATGAAATGTATCAGATGTTCAAGCTCATTATGTCTGGCACTGAGCAGGATGTTCAGGACGCGATTGCAAAGTTCAGGTTACGGTTCCGCAACTCTGCTCCTGATGAAATTGCTTTTCCGCGAGGTGTGTCTGATCTAGACAAATGGATTGACGAAAAGGCTTTGGAAAATGGACGCCGCTGGTGGCCTGCCATGGGTACTCCGATTCATGTGCGCGGTGCTCTTTTCTACAACCGGTTATTGCTAGAACACAAACTGACTAGAAAGTATCAGTTCATAAATAACGGTGACAAGATCAAATTTGTCTATCTGAACTCAGTCCATGAACACGTCCTTTCTTTTCCTGAGGCTTTGCCAAAAGAACTGAAAGAAATTGCTCAGCAAATTGACTATGATACTCAATTTCAGAAAACGTTCCTTGATCCTCTCGAATCTATTTTGTCCGCGATTAAGTGGCGTGCTGAAAAAGTTGCAAGCCTGGAAGATTTTTTTTCTTAAAAGATTGCAATTCAACCGTAACTCGCAATAATAAACACACTATGTCCTATACATTCACCAAAGAAGATGAAGGTTATTCCGGAAGTTATTCTTACGTTCCGCCAAAAACAATCACGCACACAGTAGAAGCAGATGATGCTGATCTTTATCAGCTGTGCGCTGCTTTCGAAGACTTTCTCCGCGGTTGCGGATATGTTTTCGATGGTCATATCGAGGTCGTCGAAGACGAAACAGATGAATCAGCAGTTGCTCAAGGAGACAGCGACAATGATACCGCCACGTTCGATCCTAACGGCAGCGATCAGGCTGAGTTCGATTTCTCTGAAGATACTCAGGACGATGAAGCTATCGCTAAGGTCGAAGATACTGTAGCAGGTATCGTTTCTTCTGATCCAGTTCCAGCTGCTGTTATTCCTGCTGTTGTAGACAGCGTGGTATCAAACAGCCCAAGTGCTGATGTTCCAGAAGCTGCCGCAGTTGTAGCAAATGTCGTGCAGACTGTTGCTGCGTCAGATGCCGAAACGCATCCTGCTGTTGCTGCCGCAGTCACTGCTGCTGTTGCCGCTGTTGCTAATTCTGATCCGGACACAGTCACAGATCCTGAGGCAGTCACAGCTGCTATCACTGATGCAGTTGCTGCTACTCCTGCAATCAAGGATCCTGCTGTTGCTCAGGCCGCATCTGATGCAGTCGCTGATGTTATTAAGGCTGCTACTGGTACCGCTCCTGCGCCTGAGGTCGTCAACCAAGTCGCTGATGCTGTGGCTACTTGCCCAGTTGAAACCGTTGTTGCAGACATCGTGCAGGCACCAGCTGTTCCTTCCCCTGATGTTCCAGCAGTCGTGAACGATGTGGTTGCTGTCAGTCCCAGTTCAGGAACTCCCGCAGCCGAAACAGTCGTCAGCAATGTCGTCGAGGCCGTCGTTTCAGCCGAACCAGAAACCCATCCTGCAGTGGTTGAAGCAGTCTCTGCCGCGGTGGCTGCAGTGGTAAATGCTGATCCTGCTGTCGTCACAGATCCTGCTCAGGTTACTGCAGCAATCACTGATGCTGTTGCACAGGTAAATCCTCCTGCAACCGCTGAGGAACAGGCTAAGGTTACTGCCGCTGTCGCAGACGTCGTAGCTAATGCCACGAATGTCGATCAGGTTACTCCTGAGGTTCAGCAACAGATTGCACAGGCAGTCGCTGCTACTCCTACTTCCTGATTGCATCGAATCAGCATCCATATATTATGATGACTCAAATGGAAAATAAACCAACAGACTGGTGTCAGGACATTGCCGAAATGCACACTAAGTTTGGCGTCAATCCAGCAGTGCGTCAAATGGATGCTGATAAGCTCAAGGCCTTCTTGGAGTTTCGTATTCGATTTCTCCAAGAAGAACTTGATGAAATGAAGAATACCCATGAAATGGAAGATGTGACCGATGCACTGATTGATTTGTGCGTGGTTGCTATCGGCACACTGAATGCGCTTGACATAGATCCTTATCTCGCATGGAATCGTGTTCATGCTGCTAACATGGCTAAGGAAGTTGGCATCAAGGCAACGCGGCCCAATCCGCTTGGCTTGCCTGATCTGATCAAGCCTGCGGGGTGGACTGCTCCTTCACACAAAGACAACATTGGTCTGCTGAGCAAGTTTCAATGACGTATAGTCTCACAATCTTCAAGTCGATCTTTCACAACAAGACCGACAGAAGAATGAACTTTTCTGACTGGAAAAGCTTCGAGCGGCTGCTTTATCAGCTCTCGGAGCTACCCGGTAAGAAAGCAAAGAAAGGCGAGCGCCCCACCGAGGACGTTTCGCCTCTCATATCTCCAGCTATCTACAAGCCTGATACCACTCGTGCTAACGATAACGTGACCGAGTGGGCAGGTTGGGCTGCTCTGGACATCGATAACTGCGAGGTGTCTATCGAAGAAGCACTCAAGCAGTACAAGCAGTATTACTACGTCTGTTATTCCACTGCCTCATCGACCGTTGAAAAGCCAAAGTTTCGTCTGGTATTTCCGCTGACCACCGCAGTCAAGAACAAAGACATTCGCCATTTCTGGTTTGCTCTGAATAAGCACTTCAATAATATGGGCGATGCTCAGACTAAAGATCTGAGTCGTATGTACTACGTTCCGGCGCAGTATCCAAATGCTCACAACTTCATCTTCACTAACAAAGGCGCGTTCATCGATCCACACGGTATGATGGCGCTACATCCTTACGTTCAGAAGAGTGCCAACAGCATTTTGGAATCATTGCCTGAGGAAATGCGTAAGGAAATCTTCGAGCGTCGCAAGTCTCAGATGACCAACCGCGACGTTCGCTGGACTGGTTATGCAGACTGCCCGTTCGTCAACCGAAAGCTGATCGATGAGTACAAGCGTATGTCTGGAGTAGATGGCAGCGGGCGTTACCGAATGATCTATCGGATTATGTCCAGCATCGCCTGCAATGCTATCAAGAAAAAGTATCCAATTACTGCAAAGCAGATTGCTATGCTTTTGCGCGAGCTTGATGCCCACACCTCGCGCATCTATCAGAAAAGACCGCTTGAAACTGAGGCGGATCGTGCGATTGAATATGCTTACTCTTCAGTGACTCATTGATAGCCAACGGGTTACGAAATTTTTAGCAGTTTACAAGTGGCTGCCACTGTGTAGGATATTGCCACGATGAAATCACACGTTCTAAACCGCCTGGGTGCCCAGGTTGCTCTAACTCAGCTCGGCTTCCACAAGACTTGGTCGCCGCATTATCTGCGCGCTCCGGATGGTCGTCAGTGCGTCATTCGCGTCCAGCCCCAGTTTGGCGAGGACGGCTCGTTCTCAATCGAGGTCACCGGCAAGGAGAACTTCATGACTCAGCTGAAGACTAATACTGTCATCTTCGTCAACTACAACAAGCCTGGAGTTGTGGAGTTCTACGAGTGCATCGATCCGGCTGCGGTCCAGTTTGGTTCGTTCAAAGGCGTGGCGTATGTCCGCGGCCGCGACAAGACTTATACTCGTACGATTCTGCGGCTCGACCGCACCAAGACCAAGCTTATTCACACGATCAACGACCAGAAGCTCTGGCTCAAGTTCCGTGCTAACTCTATGGCGCAGGCGCACAATCTGAACTCACCGCACTATGCTAACTAATCTGAGACATAACGCACAATCTGCACTCGGTGATCTTGCAGAGCGCACAGTTGCAGAATTATTTGATGACTTTGTCAGAAACACCGATCCTTTCGATTCTAACTGTGACGGGCATTTCACTAGGTCAAACCTTGATGTTGAGATCAAGTGTCAAGACCCATGGTATAACTCTGGCGGATTGTCCATTACTGACAACGGAAGAAATAACTTCCGCAAGTGTATGCGAGTCAATCTACTATACTTTGTGGTTTATCAATCAGATCCCACACATCCACGCGGCAAAGCCAGTTGGGACAAGATCATAGTTTACAAAGTGATTGATAGAAATAAGTTCGATAGAAGTAAGCGCCACTTTTTCGTCAATGGCCAAAGGCAAATCGAAAAAGTAATCATCTACGAATGGGACAATCTTGAGGTGGTTAAAGAGATTCAGGATCTTAAACTCGCGAATGAATTCCGCAGACTTTCTGGTTCAGAATTTTTACGTCCATCCGCATTTTAAGATTTACAAGCTGTCTATATAGTATAGCATTACTTCTATGTCTAAGCCATCCATCAAAGTTCTCGAAGAGTGTGCAGCTCTTCAGCTCAAGAAATCCAATGATTATCAGAATCCCAACAGCACGATCCGTCA